AATCAGAAAAGGGAGCTAGAGCTGTATTAACACTTTTAGCTGACATGACTGGTGACGGTATTGTTGGAGACAACACTCTCGAAGGTAATGAAGAATCACTAAGAGCGTTCGACATAGTCGTAAACATTGACCAACTTAGATTTGCGAACAGACTGTCAGGTAGACTGGCTGATCAAAAATCGGTTGTGAACTTTAGGGAACATTCTAGAGATGCACTTGCTTATGCAATGGCTGATAGAATTGACCAATTATCATTCCTTACTTTAAGTGGTATTGGATATAACCTTAAGAACAATGGTGGTCTAAGACCATCAATGAACTCAGGGCAAAACCTAAACGACTTAGAGTTCTCGAGTGCTGTAACTGCACCAACTTCTAACAGACATAGAAGAGTGGATGCAACTAACGGTCTTGTAGCTGGTGATGTTACTGCTTTAGCAGCAGCTGACAAATTAAGCTACAGCACTATTGTAGATCTAAAAGCTTACGCTAAAGATCAGTACATTAGAGGACTAAGAGGTGCGGGTAACGACGAGACATTCCATCTTTTCGTAACACCACAAGTAATGGCTGACCTAAAACTTGATTCAGACTTCTTGGCTAACGTCAGAAATGCTGGAGTAAGAGGACCAGGTTCAAGTTTGTTCTCAGGTTCATCATCTCTAATGGTTGATGGCATCATGGTCCACGAGTTTAGACATGTGTTTAATACAAGTGGTGCTTTAACTGGTACTTCAGCAAATGCTGGTGCTGCTGGTTATAAAGGTGGTGCAGACGCAGACATAAACTACTCAAGATGTTTATTCTGTGGTGCTCAAGCATTAGCTATGGCAGACATTGGTATACCAGAAATAGTAGAAGATACATTCGACTATGGTAACCAAAACGGTATTTCAATTGGTAAAATATTCGGACTCAAGAAGCCAGTCTACAATTCAGACCACACAGGTCAGAATGAAGACTTTGGTGTTATTGCGTTAGATGTTGCATACTAATTGTGATATATTTTATGGGTGGCTTTTAAAAGTCACCCATTTTTAGGAGAAAAATTATGTGGATAGTATCAAATGAAGACAAATCAGTAGCTTCTACTTGGGGCGCAGTTATACATTTAAAAGCTGGCGAACCAAGACAAGTTGGTAATGATTTAGGTTTACTTTGCTTACAAGCCGGATGCACGGAGGTAAAAGACGTCAAAGAAGCTCCAGTAGTAGAAGAAGCTCCTGTTGAGGAAGCTATCGAAGAGGTTGCTGAAGAAAAATCTTTTGAGGACATGACCAAAGTGGAAATGGAAGCTTATGGCAGAACTATTGGTATTGAGCTCGATAGACGTAAAAAGAAATCAGAGTTAATTGCAGAATTAGAAGCTGCACAATAAGGATAAAATATGGCAGGGACACTTACAGGCGCTAACCTACTCAGCAGGATTCAGGACACCTTACAAGACACGACTAGTGTCAGATGGCCAGAAGCTGAGTTACTTAGATATATAAACGACGCTCAGAGAGAGATTGTAAATTTCAGACCTGAGTCATCAGCTACTACAGCAAACGTACAGCTAGTTACAGGCACTAAACAGAGCTTACCTTCTGGTGGGTTAAGGTTAATTAAACTAACCAGAAACATGAACAGCGCAAGTGAAAGTGCTACTGGTAAAAGAGCAATTAGAATTGTCAATGTGGATATCTTAAATACACAAGAACCAGATTGGAATGATCCGACTGTAGCTGGAGATGCTGCGCACGGAACTGTAGTTAAACACTACATTTTTGACGAAGATGATCCAAGAAACTATTACGTGTATCCAGGAGTAGCTGGCAATGCGTATGTGGAGCTTGTGTATTCAGCTGCTCCAACAGATTTGTCAAGTTCTTCTTCTCTTATTTCAGTAGATGATATATATGCAAACGCAATTATTGATTTTGTTTTGTATAGAGCGTATATGAAAGATGCAGAATATGCAGGAAACGCACAAAGAGCGAATACCCACTACCAGTTATTTACTGCAAGTATAGGACAAGGTAGCCAGGCGCAACTATTATTAGATCCTAATAATGACCAAGTTTCTAACGTAGGAGCTGTTCCTAGGGTAATGCAACAGCAAGGTAGGTAGATGTGGCAGCCTACTCTTCTTTAGTCAAAGAAGTACTACCTTACGTACCTTTATGCCCAGACTCTTTGGTAGAGCAGAACTTACGTTCGGCAACGATAGAGTTTTGTGAAAGATCAAAAGCATATGTTCTCGACATAGACCCTTTTAATACTATTTCAGGGGTCTATGAGTATGATTTTGACGTACCGACTGGGACAGAGGTACATCAAGTATTGTTAATGACACATGATGGCAGGGATATGGACCCTATAAGCCC